GATGCAACAAAGGAATTAAATGAAGAACTTTCTCCTCTCAACTTGCCTCCTATTAATGTCGGCATTGGTATATCCACAGGAGAGTGCATTGTCGGAAACATGGGGTCAGAAATTAGATTTGACTATTCAGTCATCGGAGATGCCGTTAACTTGGGTGCTAGACTCGAAGGACAAACACGAAATTATGATGGGGTGGACTTGTTGTTATCGGAACGAACTTATCAACTCTGTCCAGACAGAGCATTCACAGAAGTTGATAGAATCCTCGTTAAGGGAAAGTCAGAGAAAGTCACAATATACACTTGTTGAACCTATAACAAATCTTCAATGGGCATCATTCGTTAGTCTACAATTATTAGATATCTATTCTACATATCGTGGTCTTCAATACGATTGTGTAAAAGAATTAAATCCTATTATTGGTGAAAGACCATCAGTGCAAAAAATGTTCTTTGTTAAGACTGTAATTCTTACACCAGCAATCGAATATGATTTAAAAAGAGAAGTTCTTACATCACCACAAATGGATGAAATTAATCTCATGATGGCATTAGTGATAGGTAATAATTATAATGTCTGGAGAAGAGCAGACAAAAGATGTAATAAAAAATAAGAAACCATCATAAACTCTAGTTATAATATGTTATATATACTATGTATGAAAGAGAAATACATAGAATACTTAGAACTAGGGACACTTGTATCTCTTTTTTGTGTATCAATCTTTTCACTAATACCACAAACATGAGGTATATTATATTAGGATTGATATTCATACCATGGGAATTAGGAATATTCCTATTGTTGAGTGTACTATGAAAACTGATGCATGGAAAAGACCTTTACCATCTGCTGTAGATGATTGTGCAGATGTGACATCTGGTTATGAACATCAACTTGAATTTCAATTCAAACCAAGAAATGCAACACCAAAAGAATTTGATGAATGGCAAGAAACTGAATTAAATTGGTGGGCAGAAAAACAATTAAACTTTGTTGCAATTGCATCCTTAATACAATTGTCTGCACTTGGATTTATGTTAACATCATTTTATTTTCTTTCTCAAGCATTTTCACCTTGACAAATATCAAAACCATGAGATAATAATTATATGAGATTATTAGAAGAATCTTATGGGGATGTCAGAATCTTTTCTGAAAGACCCTTTGGATATAAGAGATACATCGTAGAAAGTAAAGAAGGTACTAAAATCTATTCTGGATTATGGTATAAATTAGACCAAATTAAAAAATTTGTTGAAAAAGACTTGAAATCTAAAGATTAATCCTTATATATACTAATAGGAGTGCTCAATGGGAGACTCCATTTATTTACCTTGCTAATTAATAGGAGGCTAAAATGGTAAAATTAAACACGCTGGACTTACAGGAAATGATGAACCTTACAAGTCCATTTTCAATCGGTATTGACGATTTCTTTAGACGAATAGATAATGTTCAAAGAAACAACAGTCAATCATACCCACCTTATAATATCACAAAAGTCGATGACGAACATTTCGTTATTGAGATTGCATGTGCTGGTTTTGGTAAAGACCATATCGACATCGAAGTTCAAGAAAATGAACTAAGAGTTGTTGGTGATAAGTCAGACCCAAATCCAGAAAGAGTAGCAAACTCAAGTGCAATTCACACTGGTATTGCAGCTCGTAAATGGAGTAGAAAATTTGTTCTTGCAGATGATATAGAAGTTGGTTCTGCATCTATACAGGATGGAATTTTATCTGTTCCACTTACAAAAGTTATTCCAGAGGATAAAAAACCTAGAAAGATTTCTATAGGTAGTAAAAAATTATCTAAAGAGTTCTTAGTGGAATAAAAGACTTGACACAACCCAGTCTCGTGGTATACTAAATATAGTTGTAAAAATTATAGAGGTATTTTTATTATGTTAAACAAAGGAAATATGAACGACCTTCACAGTATCAAATTTCAACAAAGAGTTGATGGAGATTGGGTTGAAGTCGATTTAGATTCACTAATGGAAGACAAGACTATTGTAGTCTTTGGACTGCCAGGAGCATTTACTCCAACATGTTCAGAGTTTCAATTACCTACTTTTGAAGCAATGTATGACCAGTTTTTAGAAGCTGGTGTGGATGAAGTTTACTGTACATCAGTAAATGATACATTCGTTATGAATGCATGGTTTGAAAGTCAAGGTATTGAAAAAGTAAAACCTTTACCAGATGGTAATGGTGAACTTGCAAGACAACTAGGTCTTCTTGTCAAAAAAGAGAATCTAGGATTTGGGTTAAGGTCTTGGAGATATGCAATGTTAGTTGTCGATGGAACAGTCGAACTAATGAACATAGAACCAAACCTATCTGACAACTGTCAGACAGACCCATATGAAACGAGTAAACCAGAAATATTCTTAGAAGAAGTAAGAAGTCATTTTGGTTTGAATTTTAACCAAAGTAGTGAAGAGGAATAGATTATGAACGAATCAATATTCGGAATTATACTTCTTTTAGTTTTAGTTGGTTTAGGTGTGTATTCATACAGAGGTTCTAATGAAGCTCCAGTAGTTGCACAAAAACCTAGTACTCCAGCACCTAAGTCTACAAAAATATCAAGAGCAAATCTTAGAAAACTCACCAAAGCTCAATTAGAGGAAAAAGGTAGAGAACTAGGAATTGATGTTGATAGAAGACTTCTAAAAGAAAAAATAGTCAACGAAGTATTTAAGGCACAGTAATGTCGACCCCAAAATACAAACTTGTTGTCAATGCAAAAGATGGTGAGAATGGTGTAGAAATCACTGAGGGTAAATATGAAGGAGTTATAAATACCTATGGTGAAGTTCAATTTCTTCCAGTGGAAGAAGATGCACCACCAACCATTAATTTTACTAGAGCAGTAAGAAAGTGTCCAGAAGATATGAAAGACACGATATCAGATGATAAAGAGTTTAATCAAATCATGGGTGACATACTTATTGAAATGCTCCAAGAACAAGGTGATAAAGCCGTGGAATTACTCAAAGATGAACATAAAGAATCCAAGTAAATTAAAAGAAGAAATCATAAGGGACGAGGGTGTCGTTTATGCAATCTACAAAGACCATTTAGGTTATCCAACCTTTGGTATTGGTCATTTAGTAAAAGAATCAGACCCAGAGTTTGGTCAACCAGTTGATACACCAGTATCAGAAGAAAGAGTGGATGAAGTGTGGGAACATGACTTTGCAGAACATGTAGAGGAATGTGGAAAACTTTATCCAGATTTAGAAAATTATCCAGATGAGGTACAAAGAGTTTTAGTTAATATGACCTTTAACATGGGTATGACAAGACTATCTAAATTTCAAAACTTTAAGAAAGCAATTGAATCCAATGATTGGAAACAAGCTGCAGTTGAAGGAAGAGATTCAAGATGGTACAATCAAGTCACTAATCGTGCAGAAAGATTAATGACAATGTTAGAGGAAGTATGAATATAAGATATTTAAAATTAGTCACAGGTGAAGAACTTATAACAGAATACAATGATGAAGGTGAATCAACAGTCACTTTAAAAAATCCTTTAGGTATTCTTATGAGTCAAACTGAAAAGGGATTCAATATCCAACTTGTACCTTATGGAAGTATGGCAAAAGATGAAACAATCTTAGTCAATCATAAAAACATAGTATTTACAGCAGAACCAGAAGTAAAACTTCGTAATCAATACGAATCTTTAACTGGACAAGTAATTACTCCACCACAACCATCAATAATAACATGAGATATAAAATAGTTAAAGCATTACATCAAAAATATCTAGGAGAGATTGCTGAGGCAGAAGCAAATGTGGAAATATATTTATCTAACCCAGCAGGTATTGGAGAACATCCAGATGTACTCGATGCAATTCATTCACAATTAAGAAAGATTGCAGAAGCAGAACATCACATTGAAGTATTAGAAAATCGCTTCAATGATTGCAATTCAATTGACTAAAATCAAACCTAGTGTTATACTAGATATATGCACTTTTACACAAATGTCTATCAACATAGAAATCTAATCCTTGTTCGTGAGTTCAAGGATGGAGAGTATATTCAAAAACAGGTTCAATACAAACCTACCTTTTATGTTCCAACGAACAAGGATTCATCCTTTCGTTCTATAAAAGGAAACAACCTAGAACCTAAGAAGTTTAATTCTATTGCACAAGCACGACAGTTTCGTGAAAAGTGGAAAGATGTTGAGGGGTTTGATGTTCATGGAATAGAAAGACATCCATATGCTTATATTGCAGAGTACTTCCCTCAAGATGTGGAATGGATGATGCGACATATTCGTGTTATGAATCTTGATATAGAATGTGAGTGTGAGAATGGATTCCCAGAACCAACAGAAGCTACAGAAGAAATCAATGCAATAACATTTAAAATGTTTGGACATGATACCAAATATGTTTTTGGTACTCAGTCATGGGAACACAACGACCCAACAATTAAATACTTCCATTGTCAAAACGAGAAACAACTTCTCAAGACTTTCCTAGAAGAATACAAAAAGATATATCCAGACATTATTACTGGTTGGAATGTTGACCAGTTTGATATTACATATCTTTATAATAGATTTAATAAATTGTTTGGAAGTACAATTGCAGACCAACTATCTCCATGGAATATTACAACAGTTCGTGAGTGGGATACTTTTGGTAAAAAACAACAAGCATATACTTTAACTGGTGTTGAAGTTGTAGATTACTTAGAACTTTATAAGAAGTTTACATTTAAAAGAAGAGATAGTTATAAACTAGAAAACATATCACAAGTAGAACTTGGTAAAGGTAAAATTAACTATGAAGAGTTTGGTGCAATGCACCTATTCTATAAGAAAGATTATCAAAAGTTTTTAGAGTACAATGTTCGTGATGTGACTTTAGTAGAAGAACTAGATGATAAACTAGGATTGATGAGTCTTATGATTCAGATGGCCTATACTGCAAAATGTAATTATCTTGATACATTTAGACAAGTTAGATATTGGGACATTTTAATATTCAATCGTCTTCGTCAACAAAACATCATCGTACCACCCTCAAGAGGTGGTGCTCCCAAGAAACAAAAGTTTATGGGTGCATATGTAAAAGACCCACAAGTTGGAATGCATGAATGGGTTATGTCATTTGACTTAAACTCTCTGTATCCACATTTAATTATGCAATACAATATTAGTCCAGAGACATTTTCTGGAATGACAAGTGATACAACTAATGTTGATATGATGTTAAGGAAGGAAGTTAGAACAAACAATTTATTTGCACAAACACCAAATGGTGCAAAGTTTAGTAAAAGAAAACAAGGATTCCTTCCAGAGATTCTAGAGAACTTGTATGATGAAAGGGTGTTGTGGAAAAGAAAAATGATTGAACACCAAAGAGAATTTGAAAAGACAGATGACCCTAGAAGAAAACAAGAACTGAACAGAAAGATTGCAATTGCATATAACAACCAACAAGTTCGTAAGATTTCTTTGAATAGTGCTTATGGTGCAATTGGTAATGAGTGGTTTAGATACTTTGAGATTGGTCTTGCAGAAGCAGTGACAAGTAGTGGTCAACTTGCAATTAAGTGGGTTGAGAATGCAGTTAATAATTATTTA